AGGCAGTACCAGTTACGGCTGCCTGCCGGGTCGCAGACCATGTACAAGGTCCCACCATCCGGAATCCTGCTTCGAGGTATGCAGTGAGTCTCAGGCCGGAACCTCGCAAACGCCTTGCCGATGTTGTCACTCGCCCAGCCATAGGCGCGCGTCAGGATCTGACCCATCGGCGCACCCACCAGCTTGGACTTCATCTCGTCCCACGGGTTGTACGGGTTGTCCTCGGAGTAGAAGAAGACCGTGCTCCTAGACTGCTTCTCCAATCGCATCACCCGCGGAGCCTTGCCCATAGGCCAAGTGGGCAATCCCTGCTTACCAGTCAGCATCTGCCCCCTGTGCCACTCGGTAATCGCCGCTCCACCGGTGAACTCCTTGTACACGCTCGCAACACCCTCCAGCGGGGTCTGCGTCACCAGCAGCTTACCCCTACGTGTAACCAAACGGTATCGTAGCGTGTCTACCCAGCTCTGCGGCACCAACTCGTCGCACCAAATCAGGTCCGCCTCACGGCCTTCGATGGTGTTCTCAGACTGCGTGTAGTTCAGAAAGTCGCAGCGGGAGCCGTTAGGCAGGATGAAGCTACCGTCCGTGAAACCGTTCTTCCTCGAGTAGTTCAGATAGTGGATCTTCCCCTTCTTCGTGGCCCTGAGACTCACCGGCAAGTAGTTGTAGATCGCAGGCTGCTGTACCGTGACGCTAGTGGCATTGCTCGTATGGCAGCAGAGCACGTTGCAGTTCTCCTTCGAGAGCAGCGTCTCCACCACCCGCCTAGCTGCCCATAGGGTCTTCCCAGCCCGGTTGCCACCGGAGATCAGAAGCTCGCTGCACTCTTCCCAGACCCCATTCGCCAGCACCCAGTGGTCCGGTATGAATCCGTAGGTGTAGGGATCCGCCTTCTCCAGCAAGCACAACTGCGTCCGCTGGTCGCGTAGCTCCAAGGCTCGGGGATGCTGGGCGCTGACCTTGGGTATAACCGGGTGCTCCGGTTGGCTGTTAACCCACTCGATCTGGTGCTTCTCGGAGCAGAACCGGCCAGTCTCACGGTCTGGGGTAAACGACCGGGAGCAGATGAGACACTTGCGGGGAGAGAACTTGGACTGTCGAAGGGGACGGTTTGCAAAGTTTTTTCCGATTGGGGAATGCGTCACCGTTGAGCGCCCAGCCGAATGCTCGACCCCCTCCCCCCCTATGCCTGACGCATCTGGTATGACCGACTCGGATTCTTCACGATGATACTGGCTAATGCTTGGCATCAGATCCTCTCAATTGAATATAATACCTACTGTGCAAGTTCGTCACGAGCCCTCGGGAAGCACCTCAGCGTTGGTCTCGACCTCGACGGCGTCCTGTTGCCCCTTGGTGCCAAGCTCCTTCATCAGGTCCCTGTGGCTGGCCGTTAACGATAAAGAAGCGTGGATTGACGTGGGTTGGCCCTTCAATGTGTTTAACTTATCAATAGCCACAGCCAAGCTGATGGGAAGTGTCCTACTGTCTATCTCCTCGATCGCCGTATCTGCCAGCCTTCTGGTCCCCTTCCAGATAGCCACCTCGAGGAACCCTGTGACGTCTGTCCGCCAAGCCTCTTCGTTATCCGGGTAGTCCTGTGGCACTTTGACGCCTCTAACCAACTTGAACGCGGTGCCTTGGCATAGTCCGGTCTCGTCCGAGATCTTGGCGAGTGACTTGTTGGTCAGCACACCTTCCACGACTGTATCTGCGATCTCTTGGGTGAGCTTGGAGTTGTGGTGCTGTCCGGGGTGCAGTGTGACCTTATAGTCGTGTTCTTCGGCCAGAGCCTTGATCTTATCCGCCAGAGCCTTCGGACAGCGTGGATCGTCACGTAGGGCCCAAGAAACCATGTTCCGGTCCGTGTTGGCCAGCTTGGCTAGAGTCTTCTGAGATACCTCTTTGGTGGGCTTACCCATTACAGCGTGAAGTTGAAGTCTCCCCAGTGTCTGAGCTTCTCGATTGGGGTGTACATGTACTGCTTGACCCCAGCGAGTGTGAGACGGGCAGAGGCAGCGTAGTCTTCGGAGAGGTAGTCCTTGCCCTTGTCACACTCTAGTAGGAATGGCAGCCAGAGCGTTGGGAACATGCCTGCCATCTCGTCGTTAGCCCAGTCGATGCGATAGGGGTGCGGCACGGCTTCTGTGGCTAGGATCTCTAGGGATTGCTCTAGGGCCTTGCGTGGTATAGCTACGGCACCAGAGGCGAAGAACAGGATGGGAGTGAGGCTGGGCTCATACTCCAATGGAGTAGCCTCAGGCTTGGGGCGATAGGCTGGCCGTGGGGGTAATGCTCTGCAGGAATAGGGCATGCAGACGGCTGCTTGGTGCTTGTGCGCTAGGTCTGCCATGATCATCAGGTCCGCTGTGCTGAATTGGATGTCATGGTCTAACTGGATCCAGACGTCCTTGTCATCATCCAAGAAGAACTTGGTAGCTCTACACCTAGAGCGAGAGATTAGCGCATCCTCTCTGATAGTACGCAATGCAGCGTAGCGAGTACGTTGTGCAAAGTAATTAGCGAGATCTATCCAAGAGGTGAGTACCGCGGAGTGCATATCACCATAAGCATAGCAGGTGACATGTACCGACGGCGGTTTCTCGATTATATCCACTGATTTAATCTTATTAGACATATATACTTAGAGTATAACTAAACTTAGTTCATTACCTTCTCCACCATTGCATTAAGATAAGACTCCGGAGCAACACGAATATGCTCAAAGCCACGGATGATGAGCCTATAGGCCGGGTCACTGTCCGACATGGAGAACCTAGCGGCTACCTGCTCCGGTGAGGCACTGCCTGCTCTGACGCTACGGACTACCCAATCCCGGTAGGAGGGCGGTATCATGCGTAGTGCGTACTCTAGGTCTTCCATGTGATGCTGTTTCCTGAAGCTAGGATGCCCCTAGGAGGCGTTTTGTTCTCTGGCGAGGGTCACCATAGCGCAACTCATCTCCTAGGGGCTTGTAGGGTCTTAGAACAGGTTGTCGTCTACCGGGGGTTGGGTAGCTGCAGGTCGGGGAGCCTTGGTCGAGTGCTTCCAACTCCCGATGATGGGTCCACGTTCACCGCGGTCACGAGCTTCCTTGGAGACGCCTTGGACGATGAAGCCATCGTTGCCGTACTTGTCCGGTCCACCTTTGGATTCCAGAAGGGTTACCTCAAGGAACTTTCCGGTCTTACCCTCATACAGATACTGTTTATCTACTTTGCTGACGTTAATGTTGCATCTAATCATGTTATGTTATGTTGTGTTGTTTACGAATCCTGCAACAGCGCAGGTTCAAATCTACAATAGGCACCTTCGTAATGGCACGTTACCACTCCGCATTCGCCGTCTCGTTGTTTAGCGATTGATATGGTTGCCTCACCTCTTGGTTCTACTCGGTTGCGATCTAGCAGTAGGACTGTGTCTGCGTCTCGTTCGATCTGTCCGGAGTCTGCTAGGTCACTCAGTCGTGGCTTGCGTCCCTTCTCCTTTTCCGATTCACGGTTGAGCTGTGCGAGAGCCAACATAGCCACTCCAGTCGAAGCTGCACAAGCCTTCAGCGTTCCGGATACCTCGGCCACCTCGTAGGTTCGTTTCTCGTAGCGTCCGCTGGCTCCGATCTTCTGAAGGTAGTCCACGATGACCAGCTTGATGTTATGCTTCCGGACAGCTCGTCGGATGGCTGAGGTTACCGTTCCGATCTTAGCCCCGGCGGATAGGTCTAGGAAGTGGATCGGAGAGTTCTTTATCTTGATGTTGGCCGCTTGGATCCGGGCCATGTCGTTGTCCTTGAGCTGACCCGTCTTGATCGACTGCATGGATACCCCGGAGATGCACGAGACGAGGCGTCTGGTGATGGCATTGGTGGACATCTCGCAAGAGACGAACAGGGTCGGGACTTTGTGCAGCACCGTAGCGTTGGCCACGATGGAGGTGCCCATGGCTGTCTTGCCGATGGATGGACGTGCAGCGACTAGGGTAAGCTCGCGGTATTGCAGGCCATCGAGCATGGAGTCGAGCCTTGGGATGCCAGTCGGCACGCCGCTCAGTTCGCCATTGCGCTTCCAACGCTCCTGTGTGGCCTCGATGAAGCTGACGATGGCATCCTTGGCACTGCACGAGTCGGTCTGTGGTGCCGAGTCTAGGACCATTCCGGATTCCACCTGTTTGAGCACCTCGTCGATGCTGACCGCAGAGTTCCCGGAGCCTTCGATGATCTTGGATCCGAGTTCTCTCAGCTTACGACGTAGGTGCGCCTCGCGTATGCCTTCCGCGAAGTAGCTGACCATGCTGGCTGATGGACACGCGGACATGGCCTCTGCCCAAGTGGCCATCGGGATCTCCAATGAACCGTGAGCTTTGTTCCACTCCTTGGTTAGCCTCTCCACGGACGCCGGTTGGTTCTGGCGCACCAGTCCGGCTATAAGCTCCAGAGTGAACCTGACGTCCTCGTTGACCAGCATCTCCGGCTGAACCAAGGAGACCACCTCAGATGCCACGTCCGTGTCTCCCGAAAGACATGCCCCGAGGATTCCCAGCTCATCCTTGGGCGCGAAGTAGGCGTCCGAGTTCATCCCATGGCCTCCATGAGCGCGATCTGCTCCGCCGTGTACTTGCTGGTGTCCGGGGCATGGCGTTGAGGCTGGGCTTGGTACGACTCCTTGGGCGGAAAGATACCAGACCATCCGCTTGCCATCGAGTGGTCAACCGCTGACGGGAACGTAGCCGCCGTGAACTCTCTGGACCACTTCGTCAGTGCTGCTTTGAGTCCGGTTTGCTTGTAACCCTCACGACGCTCCGACTTGTACTTGAGCCAGAGCTTCACGGCTTCGAGGCAGTTCTCGGTACGAAGGCTCTCCGGCAACTCGACTCCGAAGGCAACCACCCACGGCGATATACTTGGTGTATTCTTTATAATAGGAGACGGAGACGGAGAGTTGAGTTCCGGTTGACCATCCGGTTGACCGTCCGGTTGGTGGCTCGGTTCAACCGTAGTTCCAACCGCGGCTGAACCGTGGTTGACCACTGATCTTGCAAGTGCTGATTTTAGGCCCTTTTCGCGTTGTTTGTTTCGGTACTCCTGTTGCTTCTCTCTTTCAGCCTCAAGCCTTGCGTTCCTCAAGAGACCGTCATCGCACAACTGAAACTTAGCCAGCACGTCAACCGAGACTGAACCGCCAGCCAACCGCTGTTGCTTTTCGGTTTCAACCGGAATTGAACCGCGGCTCCACTGATGGCATAGCAATCGGATAAAAGCTCCGACGTCTGACTGACTCATTTCTAGCGTCCCAGCCAGAAAGTCGTCCGCATAGAACTGGAACGCTGGTGATCTCTTCTTCTCGCTCATGGTATGAAACAAAAACCCCAGTCCAACCAACAACGGTCGCATAGGTGCACCGTGGGACCCATTGGGAACCACTTACCTACGTTGCTGGCTGGACTGGGGATTCTATTTGTCATGGTGCTCGGGATGCGACTCCCGGTCCCTCACGCAAGGGACATTGCTGAGATACTAGCGGCGCATCAGGTTGTCAATCTGGGCGTCCGTGAGCTTGTACCGAGGCGGCTGGATCCAGCCACGCAGGATAGCCCTCTCGACTAGCTTCGGTGCCATGACCAGAAGCTCCTTCACTTCCGCGTCCGAGAGCTTCGGGTCTCCTTGGACTTCGTTGCCTCGCTTTTTGCTATGTAATGCCATGTTGGGTAAACCCCTCTCTTCGGTGTCTTGATTCTGAACTGCTTTGCTGCGATCAGCCCGGCATGCACGCCTCGGTTGAGGAGTCGATTGGCCTGCGTCCGGGACAGTCCCCATTGTTTAGCGTATTCCTCAGCGATCAGCCAGCCCGGAGGAACAGGCTCGGAGCGATTGCTGACCGCATCCCGCAACGATTTTAGAAGCTTGGTAGAGTCCATTGCTGCTCGTTCTGTGGCCACTGGTGGAGATACAGTTGTGCGGTTGCGTCCGTGTACTCCCCGAAGACGATGCCGTGGCTCCATGCCAGTGTGGACCGTCGTCTGTGTGCGTATTCCATAGCAGGAAGGTCAGCGAGCGTTCCCGGGCTGAATGCCACCGGGTTATCTGAGCGTCTCCCGTAGGCGACACCAGCCCGATGGGCATGAGCCACGACAACATTCCCGAAGGTCTCGGCACTGTCTCTGAGATAGTTCTCTCCGTAGAGCACCCCGTGACCCCACTTGTAGCCTCCGAGCTTGAACCAACAGTCTGGCAGGACTCCATACTTCAAGATCTTCACGCGGCAATGCTTCTCGATCGGTGCCATCATCTTCTCCCAGACCGCCTCAGCGAAGCCACGGATGACCGCGTTGTGATGGTTGAGGTATTGTCGTGCACGCTCGTCGTGGTTTCCGATCGTGAACACCGTCGGTTTGAGCTGGTTGAGGAACTTTGCACCTTCACCGATGTCGTCGAGGTAGTCGTCGGCTGCATCGGCTTGGTTAGGGTTGCCTAGCGATCCTGCTCGTAGCGCAGCGAGATCGTAGGCATCACCTAGGTGGATCACCTCATGCGGCTTGTAGCGTTCCCGAAAGCG